ACCGCGTCAGAGAACGTGGCCTGTGCGGCCTTGATCTTCTGGCGCATCTGGAGCGCGACCTCGCCGGACACGGCCGGGCCGATCTCGGCGAGGACGCGGTCGATCTGGAACGACCCACCGAGGACCTTCAGGTCCGTGGTGTAGCGCGCCCGGGTCGCTTCCTGCGGCGTGTACTCGGCGTTGATCGCGCGGAACGCCGCGGTCGCCTGCGTGACGAGACGCGTGTACCCGTAGGTGAGGGTCGCGCCGCCGCCGGCGGGGTTGACGACGTTGTCGAACGTCAGGGAGTCCAGCAGCCACGAGGACTTTCGGAACTCGTCGATGACGGCGACGTCGATGTCGTCGACCGCGTTGAGCTTGGCCTGGGCCAGTGTGACCGGCATGATCTATCTCCTTGGCTAACCGCCGTAGCGTGCAGCCACGGCGGAATCGAGTGTTGCGGTAGTGGTGGGGCGGCCCCCGGAACCGCCGGGGAGCGGGGCCCCGGACTTGCCGGGTGCGGGAGGGGGCGCGATCTTGGCGAATGCCGTGACGGCCTTCTTGATCGCGGCCGAGTCGACGTCGCCGTTCTCGTCCACGAACATGTCGGCCTTCAGGTACTCCTGGATGTCAGAGAGGTTCAGGCCCTTGTCCTTCGCGGCCGAGTTCAGCTCGGCGGCGGCGAGCTTCTTGCCCGCGGTCTTCATCGCCTCCGCGTGACCCTCCGCTTTCGCGGCGGCCACGGCCTTCTCCTGCTCGGACATCTGGGAAGCGCGGAGCTTCTCGAGTTCCTCAGCGGCCTTGGCGTTCGCCTTGGCGCGCTTCTCCCAGTCGCGGGACGTCTTCTTCCAGTCGGTCTCGTCGCCCTTGGGAGCGTCGTCGACCGGCGGATCGGCCGGGTCCTGCCCTGCGGGCTGGCCCTCGGCGGGTGCGCTTTCGCCAGCGGGTGCGGGCGGGGCGGACGGGTGGCCCTCGTCGGATCGCATTCCGAGACCGGCGGGGACCGTCGACAGCATGTGTCGACTCAGGTTTCTCTTGAGCCACTTGGGCATGGTGTTTCTCTCCCGTGCGGGATGAGCCCTCGGCCGTGCGGCGTCGGGCGGATGGATTTCGTTCTGCCCCCGTGCGGGGGAAGCGTTCGGCGGCGAAACTCGATACGGTGTCGAAGGAGTAACCCCTTGGATTGGAGCCCCGTATGAGACGTGCCGCTTTGGTGATGGCTGCTGCCTGCGCATTCGTTGCGCTGGCTGCGTGCAGTGAGGACGAACCCGAGACCGAGGGCGACTTGGATGCGTCGGCGCAGGCCGCGTGTGACGCGACCGCCGAGTGGTCGGCGGACGGCTACCCGGAGGACGTCAGGGACGAGACTCTGCAGGAGATCGCGGACGCCGCGGCGGCCTCGGAGGTCCCGGAGATTCAGGCGCCGTCGGACGAGATCGCGAACGCGGTCGGTGGGTCGGCGACGGCGTACGAGGTGCCGTTGGACGAGCTCGCCAGCGCGTGCCTGGAGGCAGGCTGGTCGGGCGAGTAGGTCACCGGGCCTGCCCGATCTGTTCACGCTGAGGCTGGCGTTTCGCGGTGGTCGTCTTGACGTGGTCGCGGATCTCGGCTTGTACGTCCCGGACCCGCTGCCCGAGTGCTTTGCGGGCGTCGGGGTCGATCGCGGCCGCCTCCTTGAGCTTCCAGCGGCGGAGGCGGCGTTCCAGTGCTCGAAGGCGCTGCCGGTCCGCGTCGCCCTGGGGGTCGGCGGTCCTCGTGGGGCCCGTCGTCTCGCCCGGGAAGTAGGCGGACAGCGAGTGCCTGCAGTTCGGGTGGAGCAGGCCGGCGCTGGTGGCTTCGCGGATCGTGGCCACCACATCGACAGTGACCGTGGCGTCGTCGGTGGCGTGGTCGACCTCAAGGCGCCCGGTCGGGCCGGACCTGGCGAGCACCTTGCCCTCGAACGGGCGACAGAGCTTGCACTCCTGCGGGGCGTTCGAGACGATCACGAGGTCAATGCCGGCGGCGGCGAGACGGTCCATGTGGCCCTCTACGGCGGCGTGGGCGACGCCGGTGCGGGTCGCCATCTCGACGTACGAGGCGAGCTCCCAGCGGCGGCCGCTCACGTCCGTGAAGCCCTTGACACCCTTGGTCAGGAACGTCTCCCACGTGACTTGCGCTGCCCGCAAACGGGTCTTGGTGCCCGCGAGGACGTCGACGAGCGCGGTCTCAGCGACGACGGACCGGTACACGTCATCGGCCCAGCGCAGGAGCGGCGTGTGCGTCGCCTGCAGTTGCGAGACGAGGGAGAACGCGAGCCGCTGCATCGCGTCGATCCCCGGTAGGGCCTCGCGGAGGCGGGCGGTCTCGGCCCAGATCGCGGCTTCGCGCTGGCGCGCCAGCGCCGAGAGCCTGGGGAGTGCACGGTTTCCGTTCGCCAGCCGCTCGAGTAGGGACGGCTGCCAGCGCGCGACCTCGTCGACTGCGGCGACACCGCCGCGGTAGTACGCCATCACGATCGCCTGCGCGACCCGGTCTCGCATGGGGCCTTGCAGGTGCTCGACGATGACGCGCTGGCGGCGGTTGAACGTCTGCAGCGCGTTGAGCTTTTCGGTTGCCCAGTCGGGGGAGTCGATGCCGCGGGCGAGCGCGGCGGCGATGTTCTGGGCGAGGCGGGTCTCAAGTCCGGTGTAGAGGTCGACGAGGGTGGCGGAGAGGTCGGCGGCGAGGTCGCGGGAGACGGGCATGGTCTAGGCCTCGCCCTCGGGCTCCTCGTCCTCGGCAGGCTCGTCGTCGGCCTCGGTGTCGTCCTGGTCGTCGTCGGCCGGAGCGGGAGGGAAGGAGCCGTTGAACGTGTCGGGGTTGGTGAGGTTCTGGTCCTCTGCCTCGATCCGCTGGACTTCTTTCTGGATCTCGATGTCGTCCCAGTCCTCGTGCTGTGCTTTCACACCGAGGAACCGGGAGATCAGGCCCGCGGTCCTCAAGGCCTGCAAGGTCTGTGCGTCTTTGAGGGCGTCGGGCTCGGCGAACTCGGGCCACTCGATCGTTGGCAGGTCGGCCGGGTCGACCGTCGCGCCGAACTGGACTTTCGCGGTCCACAGGGCGGCCGCGGCGACCTCGCGCAGCGCCTCGCCCCAGTACCCGGACTTCTTCTCGTACGTGCGGGCCGAGCGGGACTTGCGGTCGTTGACCTCGGTCGCGGTGGTGTCGCCGCCGCCTTCGCGTTCGAGGCCGAACGTCGAGGCGGAGTATCCGGCGGTGTGCACGGCGGCGCGCGCCCAAGTGTTCATGGTCTCGACGTGGTCTTGTACGCGGATCGCGAACTGCTGCACGTTGATCTCCGCCGCGGCAGAGGTCGGCGGGATTGCCAGCGCGGAGTACAGCTCGTTGTCGGGGTCCCAGGTTGCGCCGGCGCCGCGGCCGAGGGACTGCAGGAACGCCTCGGGGATGAATGCCCTGCTCTTGCCGAGGCGAACGTCCCGCATGAGCCCGGAGGCGGTCTCGTCGAGGTGGTCGAATAGGCCGGTGCAGCCCTCGAAGTCGGAGCGGCCGAGCTCGGAGCCGCGGTCGTCCCTGCTCGGGTACATGTTGGGGGCGTAGGCGACCGGGAGGATCGGCATGTCGAGGTTGAGGGCGTCGGGCAGTCCGCGGGTGTCGTCGTGCGCGTTGAGGTCGATGCGGCGGCCGAGGGCGTCGCGGGTGCCGACGTACACGCCGTGGAACACCCACGCCGTGCGAGACGCTTTGTCTCCCACCAGTTCGTACTGTTCGAGGTAGCGCGTGACCTTGGTGCCGTCGTCGCCGAGCTCGCGCACGAACACGACGGCGACGAGGCGGCCCCAGCGGAACACGGGGAACGCGGAGTCGGCGTGCACGGCGGACAGGATCGGGTGGTCCCACAGGTCACGGTCGAACGTGGTGCGCAGGAACACGCCGCCGAACGGCGCGCACACCTCGGCGGCCTCATGGAGTCGCGAGGTGAGCCGCATCTGGTCGTCGAGCGTCTCCCACGCGGTGGTTGTCTCGGCCTTCGCGAACTTGAAGCTGGGCGGCCGCGCGAACAAGAGGTCGGCGGAGGCGGTGGCGATGTCGGCCGGGAGCGGCATGTGCACCGCGGTGCGGCGCTGGCCCTGCTGCAGGGGCGCGCCCCAGAACCATCGGGAGAGTGTCCCGACGACGCCGCCGCGCAGCTGCGAGGGCCTCGTCTTGGGGGCGTTGGGGTCGCGGCGCTGGTAGGCGCGCCCGAGCTTGTCGGGGTTCCCGGACCACCAGGCGTCGTAGTCGGCGAACTGCGCCAGCGCGGGCGCATATTCGACGGGCGGCCAGGCGATCGACTTCTCGGGGAGCGGCACGGGCAGCACCTCCTTAAGCGAGTAGGCCGAGGGCCATACGGATCTTGTAGGCCTCGGAATGGAGGAGGTAGCGGCCAGCGTCCATGTAGTGGTCACTGACCTTGAGCGGCTTGTCCTCGCCGCGCTCGGTCGCTTTCGGGTCCCACGAGTAGCCCGCAGCCTCGTCGATCCAGCCGGAACAGGAGTCGTGGACACGCAGCCGATCGGTCGCGATGAGGGACGAGACGGTCTGGATGCCCGCCAGGACGTCGTTGTCGGCGTCGGCGACGTGGAGCACCTGCTCCGGGTGGTCCCGGTTCTCGTAGTACAGCTGGTTCCCGAAGTCCGAGGCCGGGTCGATGTAGATCCACGGGGCCGGGATGCCGGTTCCGCGCTGGCCGGGGACCTCGGTGCCCTTGAGCCACGCGCGGACGGCCTTCGAGTACTCGGTGGGCGCCATCTGGCGGCCCGCTTTCGCCGAGCTGTAGCCGTATTCGTTGGCGAGGTAGACGCGGCGGATGCCGTCGGGGCCGGTGCCGATCCCGGCGGCCAGCGCGGCGAACGGGTTCGTCGAGCCGTAGTCGATGCCGACACCGAGCCACGTGTCGATCAGGGGCAGCTCGGAGACGACATGCCG